TGGTGGACGGAGAGTAACAAAGAGGCATTAATATGGGCTGGTATATTATTATAGGTTCATTAGTTATATTAAGTGGATTATTCTATTGGTTATTTTTCGGTGAAGAAGATTAAAAAAAATAAAAAAAATACGTTTTGGGATTTTATATACATATATATTATATGTCTTTAGAGATGAAGACATTGTTTTTTGAAATTTTGAAAAGCAGAAAGACCGTACATCTTTCTGTGGGGTTGACCGAATAACAGGTCTGACAAAGGCTTGTAAAGTATCCCAATTCTCTGTCGTGGAGAGTATTCACCTGAACGGTGGTAATACTGTGAGACATCATATGAGGGAGTTTGAATCAACTAAAGATAAATAACCAACTTTATCACTTCATTGGGAGTACCCGAAAGGAATTCTCCCTGAAAACTGACCGAAGAAGCCACACTTCAAGGGCTAAGGTATTTGTCAAGGAATTGTATCCGCTCTACCGATGTTAATAACATTAAGGAGAACCGAAGTAACTTTCGGTGGCAAAGTATGAAGTAAAAAAAATTGGAGTGATTTGATGTGGAAATGGTTTATCCACACCCCCAAAATTTTCATTTAAAATTTTCAAATAAAGATTTTAAAAAAAGAGGCTCACGATTTTTAGTTTCCACTTAATTTCAAACTTAAAAACACGAGTCTCTTTTTTTTATTAAGAAAAATAAAATAAATTACATTTTAATAATAATAGGTTATATTTATTTATGTATCAAGGTTACACTTGATTAACAAATGAATAATGAATAATAATAATAGGAGAATACTCAATGGATTTAAACGCAATCCGTAAGAGGCTAAATCAGCTTCAAACAACAAACAATCGTACATCAAGTCTTTGGAAACCACAACCAGGTAAAACTCAAATCAGAATTGTGCCTTATGAACTAAATAAGGACAATCCTTTTATCGAGTTGTTTTTTCATTACAATCTAAATAATCGTTCTTACTTATCACCAATCAGTTTTGGTCGTCCAGATCCAATTGAAGAATTTGCACAGAAACTTCGTGCAAGTGGTAATAAAGAAGATTATCAATTATCACGTAAACTTGAAGCAAAAATGAGAACTTTTGCTCCAGTTATTGTGAGAGGTGAGGAAAAACAAGGAGTAAAATTTTGGGGATTCGGTAAAACCGTATACCAAGAATTACTTTCAATTATTGCAGATCCTGACTATGGTGATATCACCGATCCTGTAAATGGTAGAGATGTCGTAGTAGAATTTCTATCGGCAGAAGAGACAGGTGCTAGTTTTCCAAAAACTAACATTCGTGTTAAACCAAATCAAACACCGATTTCAGATGAACCTGAAGTCCTTGAGTTGGTAAAGCAACAACAAGACATTCGTGAAATCTATCAAGAACAAAGTTATGATGATTTAACTGAAATATTAAATGAATGGCTAAATCCTGATGATTCTGACTCATCAGAAGAGGAATCAGAAGAAAAAACTGTTTCCACCAGTCAACTTTCAGAAACTTCAAAAGTATCAAATACAGCTGATGCTTTTGATGATTTGTTTAATAGTTAATTAAAAATTAGGGCCGTCAAGGTCATATCCGCGACGGCTCTTATTTCACAAGGAGAAATGAATGTCCGTAAACGATGTTTTAGCCAATGTATTGGCCGATTCACTAAATAAAAAATTCAAAGATACTAAAGTAGCATACTTTCTTGATGGTACGGATACAACACCTACCGATATCAAGGATTTTATTTCTACTGGTAGTTCCATGTTGGATTTGGCAATATCAAACAAACCCAATGGTGGAGTAGCTGTAGGTAGAATTACAGAAATCAATGGATTAGAATCAAGTGGTAAATCTCTACTTGGTGCTCACATATTAGCAGAAACTCAAAAGAAAGGTGGAGTAGCAGTTTATATAGATACTGAGACTTCAGTTTCCCAAGAGTTTATGGATGTGATTGGTATTGATATGGGTAAGATGTTATATCTACATTTAGAAACCGTAGAAGACATTTTTGAAGCGATTGAAGAAATCGTAACTAAAGTTCGTGAAAGTGATAAAGATAGATTAGTAACTATCTTGGTTGATTCACTTGCTGGTGCTACTACAAAAGTAGAGTTAGAAGCTGATTTTGATAAAGATGGTTGGGCAACTGCAAAAGCAATTATTATCTCAAAGGCTATGAGAAAAATTACTCAAATGGTTGGTAGAGAGAGAATAGCTCTTGTGTTTACAAATCAGTTAAGACAAAAATTAGGTGTGATGTTCGGAGACCCCTGGACAACAAGTGGAGGAAAAGCATTACCATTTCACGCCTCAACTCGTATTCGTTTAAAGAATATGGGACAAATTAAAGATACAGGTAAAAATGTATTGGGTATGAAATGTAGGGCTCAAATTGTAAAGAATAGATTAGGTCCTCCCTTACGACACGCAGATTATGATATGTACTTTGATAGAGGTATAGATAATTACGGTGCTTGGTTAACCGTACTTAAAGAACATAAATTAGTTAAGGTTGGTGGAGCATGGTACACTCTTACAGACGAGAAGGGTAAAGAACACAAATTCCAATCAAAAGATTGGGAAGAGTTAATTACTAAAAACGATGAATTAAGAGAATATGTATACAAAATCATTTGTGATAAGGTTATATTACAATACAAAGAGAAACTTGGTATTGATGATGTAGAATTCACAGATGAGGTTATCGGTGACTAAACAGAGATACATATCTATACTTGAAGAAATTAAAAAATCTGGCGGTAAAGTAGATAGTGGTGAACCAAACGACTCGGTTTTACTTATAGATGGTCTGAACACTTTTATTAGAGTGTTTTCAGCAATACCAACTACCAATGAGGATGGGGTTCACATTGGTGGAATAGTTGGTTTTTTAAGGTCAATTGGTTATACTATTAATATGGTAAGACCCACTCGCACCATCATAGTTTTTGATGGTAAAGGTGGGTCTAACCGCCGTAGAAAAATCTTTCCACAATATAAAATGGGAAGAAAAATGTCTCATCGTTTGAATAGAACACATGATTTTCTAACTCGAGAAGAAGAAAAGAAGATGATGGTGTTTCAGTTAAATAGAATTGTTGAGTATCTTGAATGTTTACCTTTAACAATAATCAATATGGACAATATAGAGGCTGATGATGTTATTGGTTATTGTGCAAAACACATATTCAAAGATTCAAAATCTACCATAATGTCAACCGATAAAGATTTTTTACAATTGGTAGATGAGAATACGAGAGTTTATTCACCTACCAAAAAGAAAATGTATGATGAGAGTAAAGTACTAGAAGAGTATGGTATTTCAGCTCAAAACTTTTTGTTATATAGAGTTCTTGATGGTGATGTGAGTGATAGTATCCCTGGTGTAAAGGGTGTTGGGTTAAAATCATTGTTAAAACATTTTCCATTTTTGGGGACTTCACACAAATATAATATAGAGAATGTTCTTAAAAGTGCATCAACACAAAAAACCACGTACAAACTTTGTGAGGAAATCACTAATTCACACGACCAAATGTTATTAAATAAAAAACTAATGGATTTGGATGATGTGAATATTTCGGGTAATAGTAAACTAAAGATACAAAACATAGTGTCTCAACCTATACAGAGAATAATAAAACATAAATTCCAAAGAATGTTTTTAGAAGACAAGTTGTATACATCTCTACCCAATCTTGATAGTTGGTTATACTCAACATTTAATAGATTAACTCACATGGCGGAGAAAACTCATGGGCCGTAAGAAAAAATATTTTACAAAAGAGGAAAAGAAAAAGGCCCAACGCCGTTGGCAAATGGAACATTATATGCGCAATCGTGATAAGATTTTAGCCAAAGCTAAACAAAAATATCGTGAGAAAAAAACTCAAGAATTCTATGATAAAAAAGTTCAACAAATGTATCGAGACATAGAATGAGTGTAGATTATAATGTATTACAAACTTTTTTTGATTATGATGAAGACGATTTAGAATTTGATAGAGTTGTAAATAATATTGATACTGTTAATATAGATTATGGGGTTGATATTATTTTTCAATATTATCGTAGACATGGGTTTCCTCACTATAAAATTCGTGAAGAAGAAAAACATGAACATATGATAAAATTACAAAAATTTGATATAAATACAATTCTTGATGGCGATAAGATTATTCAAACTATGCATGCATTAAGACTGGCTTGGTCATATTTTCCTTTCTTTTGGGAAATTCGATGTGGAAATTCTATGAAATCACCAATGGAAACATTTTTAGATGATGATAAGTTTAAATCCACAATCAAAAAGTGTTGGAATTGGGAATTAAAACATTACAAAGGTGAAAATAAAAATTCAAAGCTTCATAAATTTCATGAAAATAGATTAAGACAATCAATTAAGATTTATACAGGAACACAATCAGTATCTAATTTTAGACCAACGGCAGCAAAACTAATTTATGAAAAATATGGTGGACCAGTTATTAGGGATATGTCTTGTGGCTGGGGTGGCCGTTTATTGGGATTTTTAGCAGCGTCCAATACTAAACATTATATTGGTACTGAACCTGCTACAAGAACATATAACGGGTTGTTGAAAATGAAAAAAGATTTTTCGTATTTGGAAAAACAAATAGATATATATAAACAAGGAAGTGAAGATTTTATTCCAGAAAAAAATTCACTTGATTTATGTTTTACATCACCACCGTATTTCGACACGGAAAAGTATTCCGATGAGCCTACACAAAGTTATATTAAATTTCCAACGGAAAACGAATGGATGAATGAATTTATGCGAAAGACTATGGAAAATTGTTATTATGGATTAAAGGGTGGAAAATATATGTTGATTAATATAGCAAATACATCAAAACATAAATTTATAGAAGATAGTACTATTAAAATTGCAGAAGAATGTGGATTTACTTATAAAGACACATTACAATTAACATTATCAAGTGTGATGGGTGCTGGTTATAAATATGAACCTATTTTTGTATTTAAAAAGGAAAGTTAATGAGTGAATCATTAGTAAAATATGGAACTTCATTTCAAAGTAAAATTATTTCAAGTTTATTAAATGATGTAAAGTTCACGAAACAAATTATTGATATTCTTGAAATAAGTTATTTTGATTCTGATTCTAATAAGTTTATTATAAAAACAATACAAGATTATTTTGCGAAATATAAAACTGTACCCACAATGGAAGCATTGAAAGTTTTTATTGATGATATAGAGAATGATGTATTAAAATCAGGTGTAGTAGATTTTTTACGACAAGCGTGGGCACATAGAGAATCACCTGATTTAGAATTTGTAAAAGAGAAAACATTAGAGTTCTGTAAGAATCAAGTTATTAAAAATGCCATTATGGAATCGGTTGAGTTATTGGATAATCATCAATATGATGAGATTAAAGGTGTGATAGATAAGGCAATGAGAGCTGGAGTTGAAAGAGATATTGGACACGAGTACATAACAGGTTTTGAAGAGAGAATGACTGAACAGGCAAGAAATACATTACCAACAAAGTGGGATAGTATAAATGAATTAATGGATGGTGGATTAGCAGGTGGTGAATTGGGTGTTATTGTAGCCCCAGCTGGTATTGGTAAGAGTTGGACATTACAGGCATTAGGTGCGGAAGCAGTTAAGAAAGGTAAAACTGTAATACATTATACTTTTGAATTGAATGCAGAGTATGTAGGATTAAGATATGATACAATTGTAAGTGGACAACCAACAGGTAATCTTCAGTATTATAAGGAAGATGTATTAAAGGCAATTGGTAAATTGAAGGGTGATTTAATTATTAAGTATTATCCAACAAGAACCGCAAGTGTAAATACAATAACCGCACATTTACAACAATGTGAACTACAAGGAATTAAACCAGATTTAGTTATAGTTGATTATGCAGATATTATGAAATCCACACAACATTTTACAGAGAAAAGACATCAAATAGGTCATATATATGAAGAGTTGAGAGGTATGGCAGGAGAATTTGAAATTCCTATATGGACTGCTTCACAAGCCAATCGTTCTTCTTTAGAAGAAGAAGTTATTGGAGCTGATAAAGTTGCAGAGGATTACTCAAAGGTTATGACAGCGGATTTTGTTATGAGTATGAGTAGAAAAGTTGAAGATAAGATAGCCAATACAGGTAGATTTCATGTGATTAAAAATCGTTTTGGTCCAGATGGAATTACATTTCCAGCAACCATTAATACTAATACAGGATATATTATGATTTATGAATCTACAACCGTGGGTGGTAAAGAAGTACAAGGTAAAATGAATAATGCCGATGAGTATTTTAGAAAAACATTGTCACAGAAGAAGAAAGATTTTGACAGCGAAGGTTTTGAATAAAAACTTCTAAGGAATTTTAATTTAAAACTTGAAAAATTTATATATATTGGTTGCTATTGTGAAGTATATATTATAGTTATACTTGGAGTTTGAAAGATAGAGAATGTTTTACGAAAGATTATAGGGAGTACAATGGAAAAATTTAAGTTATCTGAAGGGTTTATAAATAAATACAAACGAAAGAAACCACCATTCGGTTTTAATGGATTAGGTGAATTGGTTTATATGAGAACTTATTCAAGAATCAAAGAAAATGGTAAAAACGAAAGATGGTGGGAAACCGTTCAAAGGGTTGTAGAGGGTACTTACTCTATGCAAAAACAACATATTGAATCACATCAATTAGGTTGGAACGCTTGGCAAGCACAAAAGTCAGCTCAAGAAATGTATGATAGAATGTTTTATATGAAATTCTTACCACCAGGTCGTGGTTTATGGGCAATGGGAACACCGATTACTGAAGAAAAGAAGTTATATGCAGCACTAAACAATTGTGCTTTCGTATCTACTAAAACATTAAAAGAAGATTATTCAAAACCATTTTGTTTTTTAATGGATGCATCAATGTTAGGTGTGGGAGTTGGTTTTGACACTAAAGGTGCAGGTGAGATTATAGTTAAAGGTGTAAACCGTGATAGAAATGAAGAGATTTATATGATACCCGATACTCGTGAGGGTTGGGTTGAATCTATGAGACTATTATTAGAAAGTTATTTTCATGGACAATCACCTGTTGAGTTTGATTATAATCAGATTAGATTGGCAGGTGAACCAATTAAAGGTTTTGGTGGAGTTAGTTCAGGTCCCGAACCACTAAGAGAAGTCCACGATGATATTAGAAAAGTATTAGAAGATAATTCAGGTGAACCAATCACAATAACTACAATTGTAGACATCATGAACCTTATTGGTAAATGTGTTGTAGCGGGAAATGTTCGTAGAACTGCTGAGATAGTTTTTGGTAACCCTGAATCAGAAGAGTATTTAGATTTAAAGAATTATAAAGTTAATAAACATAGAGAAACTTATGGTTGGACATCAAACAATTCAGTTTTTGTAGAACTTGGTATGGATTATACAGAGGTAGCAAAACGTATTGTGGATAATGGTGAACCAGGATTTGCTTGGTTAGATAATATGAGACATTACTCAAGAATGAAAAATGGTGGAGATGATAAAGATCACAGAGCTATGGGTGGTAATCCTTGTTTGGAACAAACATTAGAAAGTTATGAGTTGTGTTGTTTAGTAGAAACATTTCCAAATAATCACGATGATTTTGAAGATTATGCTCGTACATTAAAATATGCTTATTTATACGCTAAAACAGTTACACTCGGTAGAACTCATTGGAGTGATACAAACAGAGTTATGTTGAGAAACAGAAGAATTGGATGTAGTGTTAGTGGAGTAGCACAGTTCATAACTAACCGTGGGTTACACAAACTTAGAAAATGGTTAGAAAATGGTTATGATGTTATTCAAGATTGGGATAAAATGTATTCCGATTGGTTTGCAGTACCACGTTCCATCAAAACTACTTCAGTAAAACCGAGTGGTACGGTTTCACTATTAGCGGGTGCTACTCCTGGTTTACATTATCCTGAATCAAGGTTTTATATTAGGCGAATTAGGACATCAAAACATTCAGATTTATTAGAACCATTAAAGAAGGCGGGTTATAAAATAGAACCAGCATTTGGTTCAGAAGATACAACAATGGTTGTTGAAGTTCCTGTAGATGTTGGAGCGGGAATCAGAACAGCAGGTGAGTTGTCAATATGGGAACAATTCAGTTTAGCAGCATTCATGCAAAGACATTGGGCAGACAACCAAGTAAGTTGTACGGTTACATTTGATCCTGAACAAGAGGGTTATCAAATACCAAATGTATTGAATTATTATCAGTATTACTTAAAGGGTATATCCTTATTACCAAGACACGATTGGGGAGCTTATCCACAAATGCCGTATGAGGCAATAGATGAAAAGGAGTATAACAAACAAATTAAAAAACTCGGAAATTTATCCTTTGGGGTTATCAAGAATGAGGAGGCAGAAATTGACCGTTTCTGTAATAACGATTCTTGTGAAATTCCAAGTTTAACTGGTGACAATGATGATCAAGAATATGCTAATTAAAATTTCACATACCCAGATAGGCAGTAGACACACCTATGGAAAAAAATGTGTCGTATTCAATAATAACGAGGAGATTCGATATGAAAAGTCGTAATCTAATTGCTATGATGATGACTCTACTAACACCGATGATGTTATTTGCACAATCGGTAACAGGAACAGTTACATCTGAAGCAGGAGATCCTTTAGCTAATGCTAATATTGTAGTAGTTGGTACTGATTTAGGTACTACTTCAAATGATATGGGTGAGTTCGCACTTGACCTATCAACTGGAGACTACACAATTACAGCTACAGTTATTGGGTATAAACCTTTATCACAAGAAGTGGTAGTAGCAGACGCCGTAGTCAATGTGACATTTGCACTTGAACTTTCTGTGATAGAGTTGTCAGACGTTGAAGTTTTGGCTTCAAGGGCTGATGAAAAAACACCTGTTGCTTACTCGATGGTAACAAAAGAGGATATGGAAGTACGTCTTGGTTCTCAAGATATTCCTATGGTTCTCAATACAACACCATCGGTCTACGCAACTCAACAAGGTGGTGGTGCGGGTGATGCTCGTATCAATGTTCGTGGATTCAACCAAAGAAACGTAGCTGTAATGATTAACGGTGTACCCCAAAACGATATGGAAAATGGTTGGGTATACTGGTCTAATTGGGACGGTGTTGGTGACGCTACCGCATCTATTCAGATGCAACGTGGTTTATCAGCTGTCAACTTGGCTACACCATCTATTGGTGGAACTATGAACATCATTACAGACCCTACTTCTTTTGAAAGAGGTGGTAAGTATAAACAAGAGTTTGGTGCAGGTGGTTTTCTTAAAACTACGTTAACTGGACATACAGGTCTTATTGGTGATAAGTTTGCTCTTAGTGGAACGATTGTTCGTAAGACAGGCGATGGTATCATTGATGCTACTTGGACAGATGCTTGGGCATACTACTTGGGTGCAACGTACGCAATCAACGATGGACACAGAGTTGAAGCGTATATAGTTGGAGCACCACAAAGACACGGCCAGAATCTATACAAACAGAATATCGCTACATACTCACAAGAGTTGGCTGGTGATATTGATGGATATGATGTCAGTGCTTTTGCGGATGGTGCTAAGTTTGAAACCGAAGCAGGTCGTACATTCAACCAAAATTGGGGTTCAGTTAGTTCAGACTACAAAGGACAACAATATTGGTATATGTATGGTGTCGGTGGTTTGTTTGACAAAGGGCTACGTGATAGATACAGTTCTGATTTCTTGAATGAAAGAGAGAACTTTTTCCATAAGCCACTTATGAACATCAACCATTTCCTAACCCTAAGTGACAAAGCTCGTTTGAGTTCTGTTCTTTATTGGAGTGGTGGTTCAGGTGGTGGAACAGGAACATATGGT